ACCTCCGACCAGGTCGGGTTCGCTTCCGATCCCGCCGTGTCGTAATAGAGCTTTTCTAAGTTGCCGGTCGTGCCGGTTTGCTTGGTTGCCATTTATTCATCCTCCGATCGCTCTTGGCGGAAATTGAGATTGATAACCGCCTCGAATTGGCGCCGCTCGACCGCTCGCTCGGGATCGAATAGCGGCGTAAGTTCTTGGGAAACCAGGTAGGCGCCGGCGAAAGCCTCGCCGCTGTGGTTTTCGAAATAGTCGCCGATTTCTTCGGCGAGTAGCTTGTACGGGTCGATTTCGGTATTCGAGTCGAAATTGAGCCCGCCCTTTTGCACGACAATGCCGATTGTGTGCTCGTGCTTGTGCCCTCGGCGGAAATCCCGCTCGCGGGCTTCGCTCCGAGCAATTACGGAAACGACCAGGTCGCCGCTATCGGTGTCGCCGAGGTCGCGGCGAACCATCGGCCGCCGGGTCGCCGTAAAGGAAATCGACCAGTCCAGCAAGCCCGCGTCCCAAAAGAAATCTGGCGCGTTGAGCTCATCCTTGACCGCCTCGGCGATAGCGTCGGCCCGGCTCGTGCTCATCAGGTCGACCCCGTGCGTTTTGCGTGGATTCGGTAACAGGTGCGAAACCGGTCGGTAAACCGCCAAACCGGCTCGGTACCCGGACTCATTACTTGATACTTGTCGCCGTCGTAGTCGATCACGGCGCCCTCGACCGGCTCGGCCGCCAGGTCGTCGGGATCGACCAGGAAATCGAGCCCCCGCCAGGAATCGACAATCTCGTCGTCGATCGCGAGCTCGAACTCGCAAGCGCCGACGCCGGCGTCGAGGGTTTCCGGCGAGCCGCCGGGCGCCGTATAGGTAATTTCCGTACGGGTTGCCGTGCGTGCCGTTTTGGTCAGCACTCCGGCGGCCCGTGAAAGGAAATTATCAAAGCCCATAACTGCGCCCTCGCGGCGATCCCCAATAGAGCCCGGCGGCCGCGGCGAAGGCGGCGCGCGACCGCCGTCGGCTCTTGGGGGCAAGCGATCTAATCAGGTGGCGCGGCCGAGCTCGACGACGAGCTCGTATCGGCGCAAGCCGTTTCGTCGTTCGCGATCGCGTCGGTAACGACGATCGGGAAACCGTCAACCTCGGTCGGCCGCGGCGCCGGTGCGCCGGTCGCGTTGGTCGCCGTCCGCGACTCGCGAAGCTGTCGCAACGATCGGCGATTCATCGCAATAAACGTCGGTTGGCGCGAGGCCGGGAAATTCTCCAAGGCCCGATAGATCAGGTCGTCGGTAAGCGTATGGGTCGTGTTGTCGATATTGCAGATCCGCCCTACGCTTCGAGCGCTGCCGATCTGCAAACCGAGCCAGCCGGTAATTGCCGTCGCAAAGACCGGGAAGAAATCCCCGTCGCCGTCCTCGACCATATCCTCGAAGGTTTCGCCGATTTCGATCTGGCCGCTCTCGCCGGTAATGACCTGGCAATCGCGGCCCTCGTTATTGGTGCGGATCAGCCAAACCGAGGTGAGGTCGGTTGCGCCGCCGGCCCCGATTACCATGATGTCGTCGATGGTGTCGAGGTAGGTAGCATCGGCGAGGCCCGTAAACCCGTCGGCCGCGTTGCCCGTGCCGTTGATAATCTGCTGCTCGGCGAGGAAAAACGCCGCTTTGAGGTGCCGCTTTGCCTCGCGTTGCACCAGCGCCATCGGGCCGCCGCGGGTGTAGCTCAAAGCGGCCGCCTGGTCGACGTGGAAAGTCGCGTCCAAAATTTTGAGCGCGATCGTAACCCGAGTATCCTCGCTCGCGTCGTGCGCGCGGCCCTCGTTGACCTGCCGGAAACCGACCACCGGTGCGCCGATTTCCTTTAGATAACTGTGCTGCGTGCCGTTGCTCGCGATGTCGGCGGCCAGCGCCGCCAATACCGGCGCATCATCGAGTAAATCGGTGATCCCCAGGTCGACCGTGCAGCGGTCATTGATCCGCAACAGGTCGGTTAGAGTGAGTAACGTGTCTGCCATCGGTAAGAACTCCCGCCTCGCGGTTCCCTACGATCCGCGGGGTAGTTGTCGGCCGATGGCATGTAGGTCTGAATGGCGGCCGCGGAAAAGTAACTTGGTCAGTTGCTCGCGGCGGCCCGAGAGGCCCGCGATCGCATACGGAATAGATCCCCAAAGGTTTGCGGTTCTTTGCCAGGCTCGGGCGCGTCGCCGGCGGATACCGGCTCGCCCTCTTCTTGCCCGGCGGCTTCGAGCCGTTTCCGCAGGCGGCCGTTTTCCTCGGCCAGCGCTCGCGCGTGCTGCTCCATTGCCGCGGCAAAGCTCAAGCCCTGCTCGAACCACTTGGATCCGTTGTCGCGGCCGAAAGCCTCGCAGAAGCGCCCGAGCTCGGCCCGCAATTGCTCGGCCGGCGAGTCGTCGCTCGGCGAGCTTTCCGAGGGTGTCGAGCTCTCGCCCGAACTCGGCAAGGATTCGGCCGGCTTGTCGTCGCCCTCGGGCGTGTCGTCGTCGGTCGGCTTGTCGTCGACCGGATCGGCCGGCGTATCGGCCGGCTTGTCGTCGACCGGATCGGCCGGCGGGTGTTCGGTGCTCATGGTAGATTTCCTTGAAACAAGAGCCAGATTGTGGCGCGTAAGCCACTTGTCGAAAAACACGCGAGCGCGAGCGGGTGAAACCGATAGCGCTTGCATGGTCGGTTGCTCGGCGTCGAGGCCGGTTGCGAAGCGTAGCAAACGGTCGGCGTCGACGATCGCCGGGTTACGAGTACGGGAAAACAGGCCGTCGGGATTCGCGGCCGGGTCGTCGACAATATCGACCGCGAGCAGGCCGGCGGCCCGAGCGTGCGGTAAGTTGTCGACGTTGAGCTCGTCGGGCGAGGTGAAATTGTCGTTGATCCAAACCAAAAACCCCTCGTCTTCCTCGACGACCTCGCCGCCGTGCGCCTCGAAAAATTCCCGCTCGGCGTCGAGGTCGATCTGGTAGACGATCGAGGCGCCAAAGCTGCCCGGATCCTCGGCCGCGAGCGAAAGCGTATACTCGGCGAGGTCGCCCTCGGGGGTTTTGTGCGCCGACTTGTAGAGGTGCAGGTCGGCCCGCAAGAGGTCGCCCTCGCGATCGAGCCGGCCCGAGTCGGCCCGGCCGAGCTTGCGCCCCAGGCCGTCGGCCGACATATCCGGGTGCGTAAACCTCGCCTTGACGCCGCTGCGCTCGGCTTCGAGGTACCCGCGGATCGAGTCGACGAATTCTTGATCGAGCCAAACGCCGTGCCCCAAAGCCTCGCCGCGGGTAACGACCGCAAAGCCGGGTATGATCCCGCCGCCGTACTTGCCGCCGTCGCCCTCGGTATCGAGCTCGGCCGCGTCGGCGGCCGCCAGGCCGCGTACAATCGTCGCTCGCCGCAAGTCGGCCCGCGGCTCGCTCGCGATGTCAAAGCGCCCGGCATCATGAATGAACGGTTTCGCTCGCATTTTGCCCCTCGCTAGGATTGAGCCGCCGCCGGCGGTTTGGCGACCTTGGCGGCCGCCGGTACCATTTCCAAGAGCCCGGCGTCGGCGAGTAGTTGGTTGTCCTCGCGGTTTTCCTCGACGATGTCCTCGAAATCCTCGCCGAGCGTTTCCTTGACCACTCGCCGGCGGCTCGTAAAGCAATTGGCGACCGCGTCAGCGTTTGCCTTGACCTCTTGCGTCGGGTTCCACCAGGGAATACCCGCCGCGGTCCAGTCGAATAGAATCTCGCCGTCCTCCGGCGGCGGGTCGAGCTCGCCCGAGGCGATCCCGCGGGCTAGTTGCCATTCGGCCCAATCGGTCAACAGGTCGCGCACGTCGGCCCGTTTCTCTTGGGCGCTCTTGAGGTACAGAATTAAGGCCGACCGCGAGCCGAAAAAGTTGGTGTGCGCCTCGTCGTAAAACGAGTAGGGAATATCGAGCGACTTGAGCGCAATTGCGATCAAATGGTGCAGGAAAGCGTCGAGCTCGGCCGGCGGCGTCTTGTTCTCAAGAAACTTGGCGTCGTCGCCGTGGTCCATATCGAGGTAAACCGGCCCCTTGCCGAAATCGACCTCGTACTTGGTCGATGTTTCCGATTCGCCGGTCGAGGCGGTCGGCGCCATCGGGTTTTCGCTATCGCGCGTAACGACCAGGCCGAACAATTGCGAAATCTTTGCCTTGGCGACCGTATAGTCGATCGTCTCGTACGTATCGAGAAGTGAGGCGACGCCGGCGGCGAGCGGGGTGATCCCTCGCCGCTGGTCGAATCGGTCGAAATGCGCGTGATGTAGTACTTTCCAGGCCGCGACCGTGCGCTCGTGCTCGAAACCGCCGCCGGTCGTCCGTTTGTGAATCGCGTACGCGAGAGCGCGGCCGGCCGCGTTGGTCTTAACGCCGTGTTTCCAATCCTCGCCGCGGTCCATTTTCGCCGGATCGCGGATCCGGTCGCCCTCGATCGCCTGCAGGTGCCCGCTGGCGAGCTTGAGCGCCGCAATATCGCCGTCGACCGTGCGCCGCGCTTCCAGTAAACGGATAAACCGGCGGCGCGGGTGCCGGCCCGCGATGTCAAAATGGTACTTTCGCTCGCGGCTTGCAATATACCGCTCCACCGCTCGCTTGAACTCGCGGTCGGACGACTTGCAAGAGAAACTAAACGACGACACGAAATCCAGGTGCTTGCGGATCGCCCACCCGGCGATCGCGAAATTCCGGTGAGCGTGCCGCGTTTCGGCTGTTAATTGTTTGCGCGAGCTCGCCCCCAGGTGGTCGTCTTCGCTCTTGAGTACCGAGCTCGTTTGCTTGCGGCGGTTGACGGCGTCGACTACGTCATAAGAATGCGAGCGGGTCGCCGTCGATCGCCGCCGCGCCTTGGTTTTCGGGCGGGCTTTTTTCTTGGCGATCACGATAGCTTGATCCTCGCCGCGTACGGCCGGCGGCCGGCTTCGGTGTCGTCGCGCTCGCGCAGATCGCGAAGGCGTTTCGAGACGAGCCCTTGATTGATCGCGGCCGAAAGGCCGTCGACCGATACGCTATCGGCGGCCATATGGCGCACTTCTTCGAGCTCGGTAATTTCCGTAGAGTTGTCGGCCATCGGTCGCCCCCCGTCGGCTCGACCCGGCGCGGCGTACCGCGTGTCGCACTTCCAGGATTGCGCAAAAGCCGCCATGAAGTCCAGGCGAAACCGCCCGGCGAAAATGCCATCGGCAATAAAAACCGCCAGAAAACGCCGCGCAGGCCCGGCCGGGCCGCCGCGGCGCCCTCGGCGGCGGCCGCGGGCAAGAGGTCGACCCGTGTATCCTATTTCGCGGCCCGCCGCTCGAAGTGCCGCTCGATCCGGTATTGTCCGCACTTGCGACAACGGGTGCGGCGCCAGACGATCGTATCGTAACATTGCCCGTGAATTTGCCCGACGATCGCCCGCTCTTGAACTTTCGCGAGCTTGTCGCGGCTCGTCGATCCGCACTTCGGACAGGCCGAGGGTATTACGTCGACCGTATCTCGCTGGTGCGTCTTGGCGCCTCGCGGTCGCCCGCGGCGGCGCGTGCTGGTTGCCTTCTTGGTCGGCCGCTTCTTGGTCGGCCCGCTGCTCGACGAGCTCGACGAGCTCGCCGGCGGTTTGGTCGTTTTCTTTGTCACAATAAGCCCCTCGGTCAAAAGGTAACGGCGAGCCGGCGCCGCTTAGGTCGGGCGATCGCCGGGTCGGTTTTGAGTCGGCAGCCGCATAGACTTGCGGCCGCGCAAACGCCGGCGGCCGCGTCAAAAAGGTGATTGTCCGGTTTATGCGGCTTATGCACCCACTCGATCAATTGACGACCGGCGCCGGCCGTGCGGGTCGGCGTTTCCGAACCGCCGATCTGGTCGGCGATTAGCTGGTGATAATTGGCGGCGAGCCGCCGCTTGCCGATCCGGCCGTATAGCCGCAAAGCGCCGGCCGCCCCGTCGGGCTCGGCCAGGCGGGCGTGTAGAAACGACTTGGCGACGTTGGCGTCGATCAGTAGTTTCCGCTGCCGGGTCGCCGGATCCGGCCGCAATTTCCAAAACGGCCCCACGAGCTCGCCCCGTTTCGCCTTATCCTCGGAAATCGGCCTGGTACGTGCCCCGATGTAAAGCCCCTGCGCCGGCAGTAAAACGGCCGCGTGGTTGGATTGCCGGCAAAAGGAAAAGACCGTTTTGCCCTGGTAGCGTGAATCGACGAGGATCCGCTCGGCTCGCAAGAGGGTGCCGTCGGCTCGCGGCCACTCGGCCGCCGCGATCTTGCCGACCAGGTCGTCGAGCCCGCGGAATATCCGCGACTCGACGCCGGCGCCTTTGTACTGAGTCGCGAGCGTACGCCGGGCGGCCCGGTAGGAGTAGTACCGGGTCGTTTGCTCGGGCCAGCCGCCGTAGTCCAGGATCCCGCCGGTAAAGTCGTCGGCGAAAGCGGCGACCACAAAAAACAACATTCGGGCTTGTACGTCGATATACGCGACGACATGCTCGCAGGCGTCCGGTGCGACGCCGATGCCGTACCCGTTGACCTTGGCGAGGATCGCGTCGGCGTCGAGCGTGTCGTCGACCTGGTCGCGGATTTCCTCGGGCGAGTTTTGCCGCTCGGCGGCGAAAGCCTCGCGGTCTTCCAAGTAAAGATTGAGCGCGTGCTGAATCGCGTCGAGCTCGTCGTCGTCCTTCCGTTGTTTCCAGGCCGCGACCGCGCCATCGCGCATTGCCTTTCGGTTGCGCTTGTAAAAATTGGTCGCCTTGGCGATCCCCTCGTCGGCGCGCAGGCCGGCCCGGCGCCGCTCGTCGTACGGCCCGTCCCAAAGCTCCATATTCGCCGGAAACGACTTCAAGAGCTTGAACCGCTCGCCGTGAAATTCTGGGTTTCGATCGCGGTCGAGCAGTCGGGCCGCGAGGTCGCCGTCGCGGATCACCGTACAGGGTACGACGACCGCCGTCGTTTTGCCCGGCCCGGCCAGGCCCCGTATGGCTCGCTTGACGACCTTTTCGCGAAAGGCGCATTGCGCGTCGCTATTGGCGGATTCCTCGGTTTGCGGATCGTCTACGATCGCCAAACTCGGGCGTATCTTGCGGCCGTCGCGTAGCGTGCGCTGCATACCGCGAATCCGGCCCGTGATCCCTCGGCAGCGCACGGTAGAGCCCGAGGCGATCGAGCCCTCGATCGTCGGAAAAACTAGCGTTTCCGCTTCCCATTTGATCGCCGTACGCCGGCCCCGGTAAAGCTGCCCGCGGGCACGGTTGCTGATTCCCTCCAAACATCGAATCGGGTAGACGACCTCGGGAAAGTCGGCAAGTAGCCGGTCGTTCGTTTCGAGCTCGACCTTGATACTTTCGAGCATTTCCACCGCGGCGTCTTTGTCCGATCCGACCAGGCATACGAAAGCGTGCCAGCCGCCGAGGATCGCAAACAGCGTCGCCGTTTCGCAAAGACTCGTTTTGCCCGTGCCTCTTGCCATTGCTAGCGCGTAACTTTCAGCGTTCCAGATAACCTTTTCCATGCGCCGGATTACGGCGATATGATCGTCGGAAAACGGTAGGGTAAACCGCTCGGGAAAATAGGCCCGGTTGAAGTGCAGGAAATCCCCGAGCGCCTTTTTGCGCCGGGCCGGTTGGCGGACTCGCGGCAATTCTCCGATGTCGCGGGCGTACTCGGACTCGCGGCGGGTATGCCGAACCGCTCGCGCCCGGCGAGCGTCGACCCGCCGCCGCGCTTGCTCGCGGTCGTTGTCTTTGCTCATCCACCGGCCGACTCGTCGCCGTCGACCTCGGCGACTTTCCGCGCCTCGGGCGGAATCGCCGCCGGATCGGTCGCGGCGCAAACCGTCGAGGATCGCCGGACGACCGGCGGCCGCTCGGTCGTGTCGAATACGGGTACGCGGCGCCCGCGCCTCGGCCGCGTTTCGCCGGCTTGCTGCTCGCTGCGCCGCCCGCGATCCGCCGCGGCGACCGAGCGTACGACCCGGGCGACCAGGTCGACCGAGCCCTCGATTGAGCGTATCGCTTTTCGTAGTCGTACGGCCGCCAAGAGCGAAGTCGGGTGATCGGCAAGCTCGCGGCCCTCGCCGACCGTGTCGAGCAGTTCCGATTCAATCTCGGCCGCGATTTCGAGCGAGCTTTGCAAGCTCTCTAAAAGTGCGACCGCTGCGTCGTGCCTATCCATCGCTTGCCCCCCCCAGAAAAAGCGGCCGGCCCGGCGCGACCCCCCATAAGTCGCGACGAGCTCGGCCGCGTGCCCCCCCCCTAAGTCGTCGATCCGGCCGGCTCGGGCGCAGCCGGCCCGGTACGTACTCGAATATGTTCCGGGCTCTTGGCGGAAAAGTCGACCCGCCGGTTATCGGCCGAAATCTTGTCGATCCGCAAAGCCGCGCCGCCGAGGATCGGCAGCCAGCCGCGGGAAATATCGAGCCAGAACCGCAGATCCTTGCCGCGCACCGTGCCGCGAAAGAGTACGGCCGGGCGGGATACCTCGGCGACTTCGAGGAAATCCTCGCTGCCGAAAAAAAGAGCGCCGCCCCGCTTGACGTAAGACCGCTTCACGTTTGCCCCCCTGCGTGAAAAGCGGCCGGCGTAATCGGGTCGTCGGCGTATCGTGCGGCGTGTCGTCCCGATCCTTGGCGCCGCGTGCCCCCTAGAAAACGTAGTCAAACGCCGGCCGGCGTGTCAAGTCGAGCCGTTTCCGGGCCGCGGCCGGCGGGCTCGCTTGGCGGGCTCGTACAGGCTCTTGATAAACCGCAAGCCGGCGGCCGTTTCGGTCGCCCGCGGGATCGCCTCGGCCGAGTCTTCGCTCGCCAGGCTGGCGATTTGTTCCCAAGAGACGACCAGCCGCCGGCGGCCGCGGACTCGCCGCAAGGCGACGCCCTCGGGCCTAATTTCGACGACCAGGCCCGAGGGTAAGCGGCGGGCGATCGGTTTACGTAGCAGGGTCGGCATTGTCGGATTCCTTGCTGGTTCGCGCCGCCGGCGTACGGCCGCGGCGGGCTCGTCGCAACTCTTCGGTAGAGAGTATATGGTCGGGTAATTCTACCCCCCGATCCTCGTACAGCGCGCGAACCGCGGCGACGGCTCGCTTTGTCGTAACTTCGGCCGGCCTAATCCACTTGTGCCCGAGCCGGCAGGTTAACATACTCGCGCCGCGTGTTACGACCGCACCGTCGGCCGTCGCGATTTGCCCGCAATTGGCGCAAACGTACAGGCCCGCGACTTTGTTCTCGCTCATGCTAGTAATTCTCCTTGACGTTTCCGCTCGACGAGCTCGGCCGGCAGGTCGGCCGCGGCTTCGAGCGCGTGCCAGTCGTCGCCCGCTCGCTTGGCACCATTCACCAAACAAGAGCGAAACCAGGCCGCGCGGTTGCGAGGTTTCTTGCTCTGTACCGACTCGATCGCCTGCTCGACCTGGTCGGGCGCGAGCTTGCCGTCGACGAGCAAAGTAGCCGCGGTCAGTACGAGCGCCCGATCGTCGGGCGATCTGGTGGGGAGAGGCCCGGCCGTTTTGATCCGGTTCGCTTCTCGCCGGATTTCCTCGACCCGATCCTCGCAAACTGCGCCGGTCGTTCGATCGGTCGGCGCAAGATTACAAGAACCCCGAGAAGATACCCGAGAAGATAATTCCTCTTGGTTGTTTGCCTCGCGAACATCGTTGTTTGCCTCGCGAACATCGTTGTTTGCCTCGCGAACATTATTGTTCGGCAGGCGAACATCGTTGTTTGCCTCGCGAACATCAAAGCCGGCGAGCCGCCGGATCGCCGCCAGATCGACGGTATACCGGTATCGCCGCCGCGCGCCCCTTTCGTCGATGGTCGACCGGGTAACGATCCCGGTGGACAGAGCGCGAGAAATGACCGAGCGAATCGCCGTGCGGCCGAGGTAGAACTCGTCGGCGAGTTCCGACTCGTCGAGCTCGACCGCTCGCGGCGATCGAAAGCCCGATACGGTCGCCAGGTTGAACACCAGTCGCACAAATCCAAGAACATGGAAACTCGTAGGCGTACGCGGCCCGGCGTCGAGCGCGGCCCGTGTGACCCGTACGAGTACCGCGTGCCATTCGTTTCTGGAGCTCTCGAAATCGAGCTTTAGGTTGCGATCCATCGCGGCCGCCTTCTTGCCGTGAGGGTTTCCGTACGTTGCGCTCAGTCGGTTTGGTCGACTTTAGGGAACTTGACCCGCAAGAGGTGGCAGGTTCGACAAAGGCCGCTCTCGCGGTGTACGAAATACGTTAAGTGCTTACAAGCCGGCGCCCGCCGCAATTGGTCGTATTGGGCGAAGCCCTCGCGGGCTCGCTCTTGGCGAGCCGCAATGGCGTCTCGGTCCCATTGTCGCGATCGAAACATCTTATACGGCCCTCTTATGTCGCCAGACGGTCGCGGCCCGGCCCGAGGTTGTCGGCCGGGTATCGTCGGATCGGAAAATCATCCCGGCCAGTTCCAATTGCCGGATCCGGGCGCCGACCGTATTCTCGCGGATACCCGTTTCCAGGTGAATTTCTTCACGGGTCGCCCCGTGGTCGCCTCGGCCGGCGATAAACCGGCGCACGCGATCGGCGAGGGTGCCCTCGTGCTTGGCGATCCACTCGGCCGCCGCGATCGAGGTTGCGCAAGGCCGGGCCGGCGGGCGCGATCGTCGCGGGTTGTTGAATAGGTCGAGTTGCGCGTTGCTCATGGCGAGCCCTCGGGCGGGTCGTCGTCGCGGCGTACGATTCGGCCCGACTCGCGGGCGGCGTCGTACGCCAGGTCGGAAAGTATCATGCAATCGTTGCAGTCGTGCGGCCGGTTACCGTGCTGGCAAGTACCGGTCGCCCCGCAATTGGCGCACCAGGCGTACGGCCAGTCGGCCGCGACCTGGTCGCCGCATCTTTCGCAAAACCTCATGCGTCGCCCCCTTGCTCTCGGTCGACGAGCTCGCCGCGAGCGATCGCGACCTCGGCCGGCGCCGTGATCCCGAGCCGTACTTTCGAGCCAGAAATACCGTTGACGTAGACCTCGACGACCTGGTCGCCGGCTTGGATTTCCAATCGTTCGCCCATTTTGCGTGTCAAAACTAGCATGCTATTGCCCTTCCATGAGTAGAGTAAGCGCCCGACCCGGCCCGCATCCTTGCCGGCCGGGTCGCCTCTGTGCCGGCCCGGCCGGCGATCCGTGCCGACCGGTTGCGACTTCGAGCCGCGCGCCGGGAAGTAATCCTCAAGCGTGATGTGAGAAAACGCGGGCCGGCCGCGGCCGAAACGCTCGGCCGTGCCATCAATCTTGACGTACCGGACAGAACAAGCCGGCTCGCGTGTGCTATGTCGCCCGGCCCGGTTGCGGGCGAGCGTAGATTGCCTCGATAAGCTGCTCGGTCGGTTGCCGATAATTCACGTCGTCGACCCCGCGGCCGGCCGCGTGCCCCGTAACGAATTTCCCGAGCTCGCCGTACGCCGTTAAGGCCGTATTGCGGAAATCGGCCGGCCCGGCAATCCGCCGCCCGGCGGCCGACCTGGTCGTCGGGATCCCGGCCGCCTCGGCGATCGCCCAGTATTGCGCGTAGAACCCCGCCGAGGCCGGCGGCGGCCCGTTGCCCTTGCTCGTGCCTGCCGAGAGGGGAAAGTCGAAAATCGGCTCGTCGTCGTCGGCCCCTTTCGGCCGGATGGTATCCAGCAGTTCTCGAACCCGCGGCGCCAGGGGTAGCACGAGCGGCCGAGGTTTGCGGCGTCGTTGTTTTCGCGGCGTGTACACCAGCCAGCCGGCCGGCGAGCAAAATTTTGCGTCCTCGACGGCCCGCGTCGGTCGCGGGTCGATCGCCGACCAGGTTAGCGGCGAGCGGGCCGACTTGTACGCCCAGACCTCTTGCACGCGCGGGCCGTACGTCCACATGATCGCGAGCCAGGCCCGCCAGTAGTCGGCGGCCGGCCGCCGAGGTTTCGACCCGTCGCGCCGCCGGCTCGGCCATACGGCAAGCCCCATTGCCGCATACATTGCCTCGGCCTGGTCGAGCGAAAATACGAATTTCGAGCCGACCGTCGGCGTTGTAAGCCGCGGCAAGCCGGCGGCCCGCTCGATGACCCACCGCGCGGCCGCGTGCCGCAAAATCGCGGTAATTGAACCGGTGTACTTGTCGGCGACGCCGGCCGACTTGCCCGCCTGGTCGACCAGCCAGGCCCGCCAGGTTTCCAGGTCCGAGGGTGTAATTGAGCGGAGTACCGGATTATATATCCGGTACTCCGGCCCAACCGCGGCCTGCCCCCAATACCGCCGCCAGGCTTGTACGTGTGTACGGTAATCCGTGATCGTCGAGCCGGCCCGGCCGCGGGCGCGTAAGTCGGGCTCGACGACTCGGTCGAAATACGCCTTGATCGTCCAGCCCGCCCGGTCGTCGCCCGCCCGAAAAGAATCCTTTTCTTTGGGCGGCGAGGTACCCGATACGACCGGCGGCGGGTCCTCGGGCCATACAATCCTGAGTTGATCGTTCACCGGCGAGCCCTCCAGCCGGATCGAAAACGAGAAATCGAGCGAGTAAGCCCTGCCCGCGTCGCTGTGCTGTGGTGTCGTACTCATGGCAGCCAAACAAGCCGCCGGCCCGATCGCCCGCTCCGTGCGAGGCCGGCGGCGCGCTGCCCTCCATGGTTTCTCCCCTCCATGAGAAAAAGAGAAAACAAAGTGTACGACGTATCAAAAGTCCTCGGTGTCGAAATCGAATTGCAACTGATTTGCCCGCGTACGCCGAGCTCGTACCGGGTCGATCTTTCGCGCGGGCGTTTTGCTCGTCGTAACCGGTAAAATGGAAACGTCGTCCGGGTCCTCGGGGTGCGGCGTAACCGCGAGCTTGATCGTAACTTCGCGTTTCTGCGCGAGGCTCGGCCGTTGCCGGCAGTCGATTACCGCCGCCTGCAGTTGCTGCGCGAAATCGTCGGCCAGCCCCGGCGACAGCAGGTGT